GAACGCAAATCTCTCGGTAACATCTTGTTAGGTGATGCGAAAACTGAAACCTCACCTAAATTAGACTTCAACAAAACTTACAATCAATAGGGGTAATGAATAATGGGTTACGCTTACGAACAAGCTCCAGCAAAAGCTGGTGAATTAGGCAAAGGCAACTTTGCGAGTGCAAAAACAAGTGCGGAAAAAGTGACTGGTAAAGTAAAAGCTGGTGATTTTGTAGCATTAAATCCAGAGGGTGGTGTAAAAGCGTTAGCAGCTAAAACTGATGTATTAGCTGGCGTAGTATTTGCAAGCACTATCCGTGACGAATGGAACGATGGCGAACTTTGCGATGTGATGCATATTGCAGCAGGCGATGCGGTATGGGTAAACGTTGCAACTGGTAAAACTGTTACACGTGGTAAAAAAGTTTACGTATTAACCGCAGGTGGTGACGGTAAAGTTGGTGCGATTCAAGGCGAAACAGAAGCTAGTGCAATCGAAACTCCATACACCGTAATTGATGTTAAAGGTCAATTAGCGTTAATTTCTAAATTATAAGGGGCTAAATAGATGTCTTTATTAACTTATGTACAAAACGGTTTAACTGCTGTTAGCAAAGAAATCGCAGAAACCAAATATCCTGAAATTGTGTTCCCACAATTCGTATATGTTGACCAGCAGACTGCGGTCGGCATCACTGAAAAATTACACTACGGCGCAGATGAACACGGTTCTTTAGATGATGGCTTAATCACTACTGGCACTAGCACTTTAGACCAAGTAGAAGTTGGTTTTACTCCTAAACGCTCTTACATTGTGCCATGGGCTAAATCTGTTACATGGACTAAACCAGAGCTTGAACAAGGTCAATTATTAGGCTTAAAACTCGACACAGCGAAAATCATGGCGTTAAACAAAAACGCTCAACAAACTTTACAGAAAGTAGCGTTCTTGGGTCACGCTAAAGATGGTCGTTTGACTGGTTTATTAAACTCTAAAGATGTATCAGTTCACACCTTAAAAGGTGCGGCGGCAGGTACTAAAGTTCAAGCAATGGACTTCGACAAAGCAGTGGCATTCTTCAAAGAAATGTTCTTAGCTGGTTTAGAAAAAACTAAACGCATTGAAGCGCCAAATACATTCGCTATTGATGCGATGGATTTAGCTCACCTTGCTTTAACTCAACGTGCGAACACTGATACAACTGCGTTAGAGTTCTTAACTAAGAGCTTATCTGCTGCGGCTGGTCGTGAAGTGGCTATCAAAGCGTTACCGTCTAACTTCGGTTCACGAGTAACTGATGGCAAAAACCGTGCGATTGTTTATGTAAACAGCAAAGAACACGTGATTTTCGATGTGCCGATGACTCCAACTGTGTTAGAAGCAAAAGAAAAAGGTTTATTAGCTTACGAATCAG